CAAAAACTAAGTCAGCAGTGGGTGGTGCACAGCCTTCTAAACAAAATTCATGGTTCTTATAAATTTTCATAAATAAAAGGATAACAAAATGGCAATTCAAACAATCCCAGGTCTAACTGGCTTCACGTATGCTCGTGTCGCATCTATGGACAAGCGTGCTGTTGGTAAGCTAACTGACGCTAACCACCTGGAGAGCTTCCACTCAACTGAGCCTGCTGATTACGACAAGAAAATCATCAGCCTCTATACACAGAGCTCTCTTTACAGCAACGACTTCCTAGACATGATCAACAAAAGCACGCCTTATTACATTGATAATAATAGCGATGCTTGGAAATGGCAAGTAGCTGTTCCGTACAAATTCCCTAAAATCATCGACATCCCTGCTTCCACTCTTGAGTTGAGCAAGCCTGGTATTGATGGTCAAGAGTTCCAATTGGTAATTGACACAAACGAGTTCTCTAAGAACGCTATCGTTTCTGTTGGTTCTCGCCAATATGGTCCTCGCTTTTACGTTATTAAGGATCCAGTTCCTTGGAACATGGGCTTCCTTTATAGCTTCACTTTGGTTACAGACAATCCAACTGTAGACTTCGTTAGTCCTGTGTTCTTGCAAGTGGGCATTGAACTTGAACTAGTTGACGCTGCGATTGGTGAATTTGACCAAGACTTGTTAGGTCTTCCTCGTTTGGGTGAGCAAATCACAATGTTTGAATCTTTGGGTTCTGCATATGGTTTTGAGCACAAAATCACTGAGTGGGCTGATGACAAAATGATGAGAGATAGCAAAGGTAATCCTTTGGATATCTTGGTTTACGCTCCTCAAAGACGTAACCAACTTCCTTTAACTCGTAACGATGTTAAATGGGAGCCATTCATCGAGTTCTGGATGAGAAAGTCTATGCTTGAGTTGAAAGTTAAGCGTATGATTTGGTCTCGCCCAGGCACTGTTAAAACAAATGGTAGCAAGCAAGAATTGAAGCGTACATCTGCTGGTGTTTACCACAGAATGCGTAACAACGGTAACTTGGTACAATACAACCGTGGTGAATTCACTGCGAACTTGATCCGTTCTGTTTTTGGAGACTTGTTCTACAGAAGGGTGGATGTTAAAGATCGTAGAGTGAAAATGTACACCAACGAAGCTGGATTTGACGTGTTCCAACAAGCTTTGAAGAATGACGCTTTGAACAGCGGTTTGACATTCATGGCTGATAGCGGTAACCGTTATTTGCAAGGCGAAGGCCAGCACATCACTTACAACTTTGCATTCGATGCAATGGTTACACGTGAAACTGGTCGTGTTGAGCTCATCCATTTGAAAGAATTGGATTTGCCTCAAACTAACTTAGAATTTGGTCAGAACAAGAAGAGCACTCCTGTATTCATGGTATTTGACGTGTCTCCAATGTCTGATGGTTCTATGGTTAACAACATCCGTGAAGTTCGTATGAAGGGTGCACCTTCTATGACTTGGGGATATATTGATGGAACTCGTCACCATTTGGGATTTGCCAAATCTCAGGGTATGAGCTCTGCAAACAAATTCCCAGGATATGAAATCTGGATGAAAGACCGTTGTGATGTCTTTATCGAAGACTTGTCTCGTACAGTTTTGATCGAAGAGATTCCACAATTCTAATGACCGTACTAGTGATGCTACCCGTAAGATCAGCATCCTAGTCTTCATAAAATCGAGAAGAGAATGCCCCCCACACTCCCTGTGGGGGAGCTCTTCTCAAACTACAGAGTGGTTGGACTGGGGTGTCTCCCAATCGCTATCCCTTCGATGGGAATCACTCTGCGAATAAAACCAAATAAATAAACTACATATGGGTAAGTTAGGTAAAATCTCAACAATTAAGAAGGAGTATAATAACTCACAACTTCAGACAATGCAAGGTGGACTTGCTTTAAAAGGTTTAACGCGTATTCCTGGAACAGGGGTGTTTAAATATCCCTATAAGGAATTGGATGGTAAATACAGAACAGGACTTGATACTGAAGCTGCTTACATCCGCAGAATTTCTGATCCTCTAGAAAGAGACTTGGAGATTGAGCGTGTTACAAAACTGAAAGCTAAATTGCAAGCTGCTCTTGGTGATGTTGACTTAGGTCCTCGTTCTAGTTTTTGGAACTATGGATTGTCTACATCTACACAAGATGGAATGCATGTTCAGCCTGTTAAACTTCTGGATGGTGACAACTTCTTCGATCTTGCAATTCCTCTACAGGAACTAGCTTTTTCTTGGTTACGTGTTCATCCAACCATCGCAAGCTCATATCAAGCTTGGGAGCGTGGTGAATATCCAGCTGACACACAGTTTTACGTAGCTGATGATGAAATTGAAAATGCTGTTCTGTTCAAGAAGAAGCAACTCATCAACAAAGCTATTGTCAAGTTTGATGGAATGACTCCTGAGAGAAAAAGAAAAGTGGCACGTTTGTTGGGCCTACCTGTAACTGATGATACTAAAGAGGAAGCAGTTTACAACCTTGTAGACAATGTCCTCAAACAAACCGAGTTTAAAAACGGTAAGTATCAGGGGTTGAATCCTGTTGAAGTGTTCACACGCTTTGCAGATATGAAAGACAACTTACTCCATATCAAAGACTTAGTGAAACAAGCCATCACACATTCAATATACAGATCTAAGCCAAATGGTAAAATCTATGAAGGTGAATTTGAAATAGCTAAGGACGAAGATGATTTGATTAAACAACTCTCTGATGATGACAATCAAGACTTGCTCTTGACTCTCGAAGGAAAGTTGAAAACTAAGAAATTAGCTGCAGTATGATACCAGTAGATAGTTTATTATACAAGATAGATCAGAAACTAAATAAACTATCAACTAATGTACACCAGCAGATAAACTTAGAAGACAAGATACTAGCCCTCAATGAGGCTCAGATAAAGCTGATAAAACAAAAGGTTGATGGTTTTAGTGTGATAAGTGGAATGGGACTTGACGCTTTTAAGAAGCGTTACGAGGACCTCCAAAGTTTGGTGATCACTTACAACCACCAACCTCTTGAGCTCAAACTCAAGAACAAGGAACTAAATCAATGGTTTGCTAATCTGCATCTCCTAGTTCCCAAGTACATGTTCTATATTGATAGTTATGTACTGGCTGACAAAGGAGTGTGTAAGGACAGAAAGATCTGGATAAACAGAGATTTGGCTAAACATGGTGACCTTCAGTTCATTCTGAACAACGACCATTACAGACCAAGCTTTGAATACCAAGAGACTTTCAACTTCCTTTCGACAGATGAAATAAGCATCTTCACCGATGGGACATTCACCCCAAGCAAAATCTACATGTCTTACATGAGATATCCAGTTTATATCAATAAAGAAGGATATATAATGCTTGACGGAGAACCATCTTACAACCAAGACTGCGAACTTGAACTCTATCTAGAGGATGAATTGGTAGACTTAACAGTACAAAACCTAGCTATGTATACAGAGAACGCACCCGCTGTTCAAAGTGCACAGTTCAGGATACAGACAAACGAATAAGTTTTTTAATCACTAAAAATAAAGCAAAATGGCTGATTTTTCATTAACTACGCTCTTCGTAGTACCAGTAGGGCAAACTGCGCTCCCTAGCTCTGGATCTACGCAAGACCTAACAGCAGGTCAGGTGGGTATCTACCGTGCTGACTACTCTGTTGCCACAGCTGGTAACATTGCTGCTTCTCCTTATTTCTATATTGCGCAGGGCCGTACCAACACTTATCTGCAAGGCTCTAAGCGTTCTGATAAGATTAAAGGTTGTCCTTCAGGATCTGGTTGCAAAAGCAACGTAACTGAATGGTATAAAGTGAACGGTTGTCCTACACCATTGACTCAAATCACTGATGTAGTAAACTGGAATGTACAATGTGGTGAGGTGGTAACCCTTACACTTCGTGCTCACTCTAGCTATTTAGACACTTTGTATTTTAACGGTTTCACTCGTTCAGTCACTGTAAATGCTCCTTGTTGTGAGTGTGACGGTAACCCTTGTGCTGCTGTTGATGTTCCTGCATTCATTGATGATGTAATCTATCATTTGAATTTGCAAGCTCCAGGTAACAACCCTGACAACATCACTTTGTCTGATTTCTATCAGTTCCAAAGAATTGGTAATGATGCAAACGCATTCTTGCGTATCACTGGTAAACCATTGACTAAATATGGTCAGCCTTGTGACGTTGCAGCATTTCCTTTCGAGTATGACAGAATGTGGTTCCGTACATTCGTGTACAGTGGTCCAGCAACAACTGCTGACTTCATTGTGTACGATCCTTGTAACGTTGTTGCTGATCCTGTAGTTGTACAGCGTTCTTCTTACGCCACTGGTACTTCTGCTGAGATTGCACAATTAGAAAAGAACTTCTACAGCTATCAAGCTGGTTACTTGAAGCATCTTTACAGAATGAATGGCTACAACGAGAACTTTGAATCTTGGGTGAGCGATGGTACAACCTACACCACCTATTACATCAAGTTCAATGAGTATGACAAGTCTGTTTACAGCTGGGGCGATTATATCAAAGAAGATAGCACTGTAATCATTGCTGTTGAAAAAGATAGCGCTGCTGAAGCTGCAATTGAGGCTGTTCTTGTAGCTGGTCTTGGTGCTGTGGCTGATGAGAATGGAGTTTGTGTAACTACCACTTCTACAACAACCACTGTATGGCCTTCTACTTCTACTACTACAACTTTGATTCCGTAATAGTAGGAGAATAACCTAGATTATATTAACCTAAGCCAGAGGTGAGAGGATTTAAAACTCAATCCTCTGGCTTAATTATTTAAGACAACATGGCAGATTTAAAACTAGACATACTGGTAATCCCTACATATAATGTAACCACACTTGGGGTTGCTGATGCCTCTACCTATCCAACTAATCCACCTGTTGTTTCTGGTGCTACAATTGAAATCACAGTTCCTGGATTTGGCACATTCTTCAAACCTTTTAGTGTTAATGACTTCAACATATTTACAACATCAAACTTAGGAATCACTCCTCCAGGTGTGGATCAGCCACTTCCTGATGGTGTGTATCGTTTAAAATATTCTGTGGCTCCTGCATACTTAAACTATGTAGAGAAGTCAATCATGCGTATTGAACAGCTACAAGAGAAGTTTGATGGAGCATTTATGAAGCTTGATATGATGGAATGTGATAGAGCTATAAAAACACAAGCGTTTGTAGATTTGAACACTATAAATTTCTTTATACAGGGAGCTTTAGCTGCTGCCAACAACTGTGCTGATGTTGAAGCAACAAAAATGTACAATCAGGCAGATATGATGCTGAACAACTTCTTGAAGAACAATTGTGGATGTTCTGGAAACAACTACATTATAAACTTTTATTAATATGGCTGCTTGTAAAAAATGTGGAGCTAAGGTTGGATGTGGATGTCAATTGATTAACGGTCTTTGTGCTGCATGCAATTCTGCTGTAAAACAAGGAAGAAAAATTATAGGAAATGTTATCACCCAGGCTTACAAATTGTCCAGAGTGCGCTAGTATTCCCAATCTTATCGCTGAGATAGATTGTAAACTGGCAGCCCTTGGAAACAATTTGTACAATAATGTTGTGTTTATGTTGAACCAGCCTGTACCTGGAGGGGTAATGCTGGCACTCATAAACTACAGAAGAATACTTGTCTACAAGTATTGTAATCCCGATTATGCTGCTTGTTATACAGTGAATATGATTGCGAGCAGAGTTAAACTTTTAAAATATAAATAAATGTCCAACATTTGTTCAAATTGCTATAACGGTTGTGCAGAAACAATTTCTGATCAATGTGTGAGATATACAGGAGTGGATGTTCCCGTTTTGGGAATTCAAACAGGAGATTCTCTTTCGTATGTTGAACAAGCATTGATTACTTTTCTTGTATCTACACTTGATGGAAGTGGTATAGTTTTACCAATTGACCCTCAAATTATCTGTGAGATTGTAAACAAGAATCTTGTAGAATGTGAAGACCTCACACTCATAAATGTTATCAATGCATTAATAAAGGCCATATGTGAGCTTGACACAAGACTCACTGCTCTTGAGGCTGACTTTGCTGCTCTAGAGGGAGCATATACAGTGGGTTGTCTTGATGGTGTAACTGGTTCTTCTGGAACACATGCCATCCTTCAGGCAGCCATCAATAAGATTTGTGATATAGAAGTGGACCTTGCAGCGCTAGCTCTTGATGTAGATACAAACTATGTCAAGCTTGCTGATCTCAACGCATTAATTCAGGCTTACCTAAACAGTATTGGTACAAGCACCAAGTATTATAACAAAATGATACCTTATGTAGCTGTAGAATACTATGGCTCTCTTACAGGTAAGTTTGATGGTACAGGTGCTGGTATTGGTGACTGGGAGAAAATCTACCTCTGTAATGGTCAAAATGGAACGCCTGATAAAAGAGGACGTGTTCCAGTGGGAGTGACAACAGGTATGGGAGGTGGAGCTATGAGCCCTGCAGTGGATCCTGCTGTGCCAAGCAACCCTAACTACACTCTTCTGGGAACAGCTGGTTCTAATACAGTGACTCTTGCTACCAACCAAATACCTGCACACTCACACTCAGCTACATCATCTGTAACTGATCCTGGACACACACATACACTTGCTTACGCTCCTGGTAAATCTGATCCAGATGAAGCGGGTGCTGTTGCTGATTATATGGATCAAGCTGGTACAAAGAGTTCTTCTGCAACTACTAACTCAGCAAGTACAGGAATCTCCGTAAGTGTTACTATTGGCTCTACAGGAGGAGGACTAGGTCATAACAACTATCAACCTGGTCTTGGATGTTACTACATCATGTATATTCCTTAATAGCTAAACTCTTTACATAAAATGATATTTCTTCCACAAAACCCATGCTGCACACCTGTAGTCACTCCTGTTTATGCTGCGTGTGAACCTTGTACAGCACAGCCTATTCCAACGAATAGTGTGTCATACAGTGGTCCAAACCTTCCATGTACACAGATTCATACATGTGATACAGTGACTGTGTCTCTTCAAAAAATAGACGAACAAATTTGTATACTGAAACAACAAATCGTAAACCTTCAGAGTCAAATAGACGATTGTTGCACACCTTCATAAAGTTAAAAATCCCTGTTTGTTGGTTTTCAGGGATCCTCCCTGGGGCTATGGCCCTGGGGAGTTTTTGTTTTCTAACTAACTTAGTTAGTAACAATAATGAAGTTGGTTAAAATAATTTGGAAAATATGAAAAAACTTTCGTACCTTTAGGCCAATTTTAATCAAACTAAAACGTAAATGCCTGAAAATCAATCTCTTCTGCAACAGATGGAGCATATGCTTCACTGGAAAAAGAGCAAAAAGTTCTATGCAGACAAACTCAACATTACAGAAAGCGAAGTGGATGATTTGATAAAGGAGCTGCGAAGTTCGCAGATGGCACAGGATGACGCAGAGATAGGGAACTACATTGGGGAGCTAGAAGATCAGATAGTAAGATTTTATGAAGACGTTCAAAGGGGAACTGGAGAAGTGGTCTTCAACTCTAAAGAGGAAATCAAAAGTTTAGATGAGCTCATTGAGAAGTGCAAGATTGATACAGAGAAATGGGAAATAACTAAATACGTACAAAACTACTGGGGAAATGCTGAGCAGCCTCACTACCAAGTGAAAGCATGGCTGGGCAAGAAGAAAGGAGAACAAGTTTTTCAAGATAATTTCATCACATTTCTTGAGACATATACACCTGTTTCGCCTGAGATAGTGGCTCCTAAGTATGATGCAGGCAGACAAGATGCTTGCCTTATTATCAACAAACAGGATGCCCATTTAAACAAACTAGATATAGCAGGGGATAACGATATAGACGAGCGTTTTGGTGATTTCATACAGAGGGTGGAGATCATCCTAGACCAAGCCTCTCTAGCCAACAATCTCACAGATATCAAATACATCATTGGTTCTGATGAGTTCAATAGTGAGTTTACCAACACCACTACAAAGGGTACACCCCAACAAAACATCTTGTCCTATCACGATGCTTTCCAAGCTATCTGTGATCATGAAGTGAGTGTGATAAACCTTCTCCTTCAGAAGGGTGAAGAAGTGGAGGTGATATTTGTAGCTGGCAATCATGATGAGTATGTAGGATGGCATTTAGCCAGTTGGTTGAAAACCTATTACAGAAAAGAATATCGTGTGCATTTTGACATATCTCCAAGGTATAGGAAGTACGTAAGTTATGGAAGTTCTGCAATGATGTTCAACCACGGAGATGCTCTTAAGCCTGCAAAACTTGCGCATCTGTTCCCAATGGAGTTCAAATTTGCATGGTCAGACCACGATAATTTCTACATATTTACAGGTGATAAACACCATGAAATGAGTTTAGATTTCAATGGTATTAAGTTCTATCAGCTTCCAGCCTTCTCCACAGCTAAGAGTGGATGGGATGATAAAAATGGGTACACAATAACCAAAGGTGAAGTGACAGGATTCTTGATAGACTATGATAATGGAATAACAAATATATTCAAACAGTATTTATAATGTCAACTTTTAGGAAGTTAGTTTCAGATGCGCGCTCTATGCACAAGTTGCTCTCCACAGACAACTTGATCACAGATAGAGCTATTATGTCTGAGATTAAGAACAATGCCTTCCTCTTGATAAAGCGTGAGACTAATCTGAGGAAGTTATGGGCAACCGATACAGTTTTTACCACCATTCCTTGTCTAGAGATGGTGGAAGTTCCTATTTCTGAATGCTGTGATTATGCTGATCCTTGCACGGTCTCTAGAACGAAGTTTAAGCTTCCTAGGATTACAGAGGGTAACTATCAGTATGTAATTCAGGGTGTTTATTCAATTAACGCCATGAGTGGACAGGGAAAGAAACTTAAGGAAATAACCATCAACCGATACGTGAATTTGCTCAAGCTTCCAATTATTAAGAAGGAAGAATACTATTGGATTTCAAATGGGTATCTGTATGTAAACAACCCATTGCTAAAAGCAATCAGACTAGTTGCTCTTTTCGAGGAAGATGTTCCAAATGAGATAATGTATCCAGAATGTGGATGTGGAACTCCTAGCTATACACCAGAGCAACTGTGTGTAAATCCTTTAGATAAAGAATCTCCAGTGCCTGGCTACCTAGAAAAGCAGGTGTTAGAGCTCACTTCTCAGAAGCTTCTCACTACGTATTTCAAACTTAAGACAGACATCACAAGTGATGGCGTTGATGGTCAAGCACCTAACGCTCCAAACTTGAGATGATATGAGAGTAAAGATAGACTGGCGAAGCGCTAGCAAAGATAACTACAACAGTTTCTGTAAGAAACATCCGTCCATCAAGCTTACATTTGATCAGTGGAGAAACATCATCTATTCTTTTAATGATGCCTTTAGAGAATATATTCTTGAGACAGGAGAACGAGCAAAGCTGCCCTTTGGGTTTGGTGAGTTCTCAATAAGCAAGAAGAAGCGCAGGAAGATAAAAGGAATAGATGGTAAAGAGTTTGTCAATCTTCCTATTGATTGGAAGAAGACAAAAGAAAAAGGTAAGCGTATATACAATTTCAACTTTCACACAGAGGGTTATTTCTTTGGATGGATGTGGTTTAAATTAACAGCTAGGTTTAAACACTCACCGCTGTGGTATTTCAAACCTTCCAGGAACACGTCTAGGCTTCTCTCCCACTATCTGAGAGCTGATGACAAATACCAACATTTATATCAAGAATGGAAAAAAGCATTATAGATGGCATACTATTACAAATATAATTTCGTCACTCCTGAGCCTATCTACTCTATCGTCAAGGAAGAGTTTAAAAGCTATTTTGATACAGGAGCTGTAGATGATTTGATGTTTCCCACCTATCTAGACAAATGTCTCAGAAAGCTGGGAAGAACCACTTATGTGATTTCTCAAGAGATTCTTCACATCTGTGACTATGAAGCAAGACTCCCAGATAATTTCTACGCTGTTCGTGAAGCTTGGCTTTGTACAGCTGTAAATGGTTTTCCATATCAGCAGGCCAACTCGTTCTATTCACAAGCAGCTAGCTCTACAACTATTCAAGTGAGCCCTGTGATTGTGTATGGTAATCCTTGTGAAGAGGGTAATTGTGGTCAACAGTTTTGTCCTAAGTGTATGCCTGATTTGGTGCAAGCTGTATATAAGACAAATAATCAAGCACCTGTACTCTATAGAAAGGAATATCTTCTCAAGCCTGGTAATATATCTGCACAGGGTAACTGTGGTGTAGATTATACCAACAACTGGGAATTCTATCAAGAGGCACCTCCTATCAACGAGTTTACACCTGGTTCCTCCTGGTATGATTCATTTGATATTAGAGACAATAAGTTTGTTACTAACTTCCGCAATGGTGTAGTGCATCTGCTTTTCTATGCAACAGAATATGACCAAGTGGGTAACCAATTGATTCCTGACAACTATCGTATCAGGGAGTTTGTGGAAGCCTTCATTAAGTATAAAGTGATTGAAACGCTCACCAATCAGACCAATGATGAGACATTTAATCAGCTTCAACAAAAGCTAGCTTTCTACAAACAGCAGGCTGATGAGGCGTTCATTATGGCTGATATTGAGATTAAGAAACAAGATCCTTGGACCAAGCAACGCAGAATAATCAACGATCTTAATAGGTTTAACATGTATGAACTACCTAACCGTACCAATAGATATGGTTGGAGACGCAATAACTAACACTAATGGCTGAACAGGAACAAGGTAATATTAGGCAGGAATATAATAATGCTACCACTGGTCTTAACATGGACCAAACCCCTAATCAAATACAGAAGGGGAAACTTACGTATGCATTAAACGCTGCTGTTGAAAACTTTGACTCTAATTCTGTAAACTATCAGAATGAGCCAGGGAATGAACTGTGTGTTACATTCCCTTCTGGCTTTGTACTTATAGGTAATCATTTCATCCAAGAAAGAAACAAACATGTATTCTTCATCACCAATCCAGACACTGGAGCTAGTCAGATTGGATATATGGAAAACAATGATTGCGTCTATCGTGTACTTGTAAATGCTCCATGTCTCAACTTTAACACTAGCTATCCCATACAAAAGGTGGCGCACAAGATTACCAACTGCACCACTGAGATATATTGGACAGATGGTTACAATCCCAGAAGATACCTAGACATTGACAACATTCCTAAGGTGTTGAAGTCTGGCACTCCTTTCTGCCATCCTGAGTATACAGACGATCTAGACTGTAATCAACTCAAACTCCAGCCTAATTTCAAGATTCCTCAACTGGATGTAACAGATGTCACTAGCACAGGAAATCTCACTGCTGGCACATACCAGTTTGCTATACAATACTCTGATCCTCAGGGCAATCCTTACACATCCTATTATTCTGTTACCAACCCAACACCTATTGCTGATGAGTTTATTACATCAGTGAACTTCAACTATCCTGTTGGTAAATCCATCATCCTTAATATCAGCAATCTTGAGGACAGTGGGCTCTACCAATATTTCAACTTGGCGGTGATCAGAACAGTGAATGATATCACTTCTGTGGAGCTAGTGGGTACATATTACATTGATAATGTACAAAAGCAAATCACATACACTGGTCAGAACGTTACACAAATCCGTCTTACCATCAATGATATATTTGAGAAATTCCCTTATTATGATATTGCACAAGACCTGACAACAGCTCAAGATATTCTTATATGGGACAATCTTACATCCATTGATCGTATCAACTATCAAAGCATTGCAAATCAAATCAATCTTCAGTGGGAAAGCTGGAGAATTCCTGCTAATGAGAATTACGCAGATGAATTGAATGCCACCAACCTTAGAGGTTATCTGAGGGACGAAGTGTATGCATTTGAAATAGTATTCTTGCTTAAGAATGGCAAGCAAACAGATGGATTCCATATTCCTGGTAGGATAGCAACAAGCTTTGACTTAACACCAGTTTCTCCAGCAAATGATGACTTCATTGGAGAACCTGATCCTTTTACAGGAACCAGTCCATATTGGAAGATATACAACACAGCATCTGTTACAGGATTTGCTCCTGAATATTCCCCTGCTGATGACTACAAAGGACCATACCAATATGGTCAGTTTGCATATTGGGAATCTACAGACACCTATCCTTGTAATGCAGATGTTTGGGGTGATTTGGCTGGTCAACCAATTAGACATCACAAGTTCCCAGATATAAACATCAGTGCTGCATATGAGTCTAAGATTTTCTTAGGACCTACAGCAATGGTGCAGGGAAATGATGCTGTATTCCCTATTGGTGTACATCTGGATATACAGCAAGTGGAGGCTCTCATTCAGTCATCTAGTTTGACAGATGACCAGAAAAGTGATATTGTTGGATTCAAGATTATACGTGCAGACCGTGGCACAAACAAATCTATTGTAGCAAAGGGCATCCTTAGGAATGTGAATACGTATGAAAGAGAGAAGCAAACCTACTTCTATCCCAACTATCCATACAACGATCTTAATGTAGATCCATTCCTTAATGAGAACAACAATGCCTGGACACAGATTTGTGATGATTACACAATAGAGATATCGTCTCTTGGTCCATGCTCTGATGGTGGTGCCAACTGTGCAGAGGTGTTATACACAGATTGCAACAGTAATAAACAGGGTACACAGAAATATTATTCTACAGGAACATACCATTTATGTTCTACAAGCAAGCCTTTGGTGTTATCCCCTGCAACAGGAAGAACAGGACTTTCTACATATGATGTTTGGGTGGCAACAATATGTCCTCCTACATTTTTAAAGACAGGTAATAGGATAGAATGGGTTGATATATACAACGGACCTTCTACAGAATGGATAACAGGATGGCCAAATGTAGAAACATTTACATTCAATGCAGTTCCTGGAACAATCCCAAAGGTGATAGAAGGAACACCTGATAATATATGTTTCACTGGTCCTACACGTGTCACTGGTCCTAATTGTAAAATAGAAACTCCACAGCACGCTGTAACAGAGAAGTACAGACAGATATTCAACTCTCCTGAAACTTCCTTTGGACAGCCATTCTTAGGTGGTATTCTGAAGCTTGAGAGTGTAATGTTTGGTGGTGGCAAGGCCCATTTTGTTGAGGTGAAGAGCAATGCTAAATACAAGCTCTTGACAGAACAAGCTCAGGTGGATGCTCTTAACAGTTCTAATAAACTAGGTGCTCTCACCACACCGTTTAGTGCCACTGCTATGTTCACCACATATCAGGCATATTTGACAATCTATGTAAACGGTATCACCAGAAAAAACTATGCTTATTCTTTCAACTCTGTAGCTGATTACAACTATGGTGTTGGAGTTCCTGACAACCTTGGTATAAAGCAGAGAAACTTAGACATTGCTAGATATTTGATTCCTGGTGTGCAGAATGTTGGTGATGTATACAACATCAACAACTTCCAGAGGGAATCATCTGTATATTTGAGAACTGATCTAGACAGACCAGCGCTTCCTTTCCCAGACCAAAGTCCTAACATGGTGTCTTCAGGAAGTCCTTTGGTTACAGACAAGTCTAGATTCACCATATCAGAGATTGGTAACTGTGATGTTCCTGGTAAGGAAGAAGACATATCTGTTGTGTCTTATTATGCTTCTATGAAGAACATCTTCCCAAATCAATATGGACAGATCTATTCATATGACACTGTAGACACTGGTTATCAGGCAATTATAAATAGTGTTGACCAACCACGTACAGTGTTTGGTGGTGATACATTCATCAGTAGATTTGCATTCAAGAGCAAGCTTCCTTTCTTTATAGATAATAGGGTGAACGCTCCTGATGACAGTGATATATTCTATGATGAGATTGGTAATATAGCCTATCCAAAATACTGGCACTCAGCCAGATCTATTCTGAAGGATTATGTAAGTAGTGGAGGAACATTAACCAACATCATATCTTATAAGGCTCACAACTTTGATTGCCCTAACGATCAGGGTGTTATTGTTACGCCTTCAATCACCACTACCACAACCACCACTATTTTACAAGGTACTATTATTTCAACCAATCCAAACAGGACATACTATGATGGATATTTCTACCTGTTTGCATATGGTATTCCCAACTTCTATTGTGAAAGCTCTTACAATATTGACCTGCGTCAGGCGTTCAATAATAGAGAGGGTGATTTCTGGCCTCACGTGAGCACAGGTATTCCTGATGACTGGGTGCAGCAAAGCTTTGTACCTATTGCTCAGGATAACACCTACTATTACAATGTGAGCTATTCTAAGCAAAACAGGGAGAATACATTCACCCATTTGCCTATCGACTGGGACAAACCTTGTTACACCTACTATCCATTCAGAGCCATCTATTCTGATAGCCAGAACATAG